CGAAGAGGAACTCGACGAGTCTGATGACATGATGGAAGAGGACGACGAAGAGGAACTCGACGAGTCTGATGACATGATGGAAGAGGACGACGAAGAGGAACTCGACGAACAAAATTGGGAAGAGTCTTTAGACGAAGCGTACAACCACAAAAAAGCTCACAAGGGCTTAAAAAAGTCTGAAACTAAAGAGGCTAAAATGGCTGTTAAACCTAAAGGTATGGGTATCGGCTCTGCTAAAAAATTCAAATTCCCTAAGAACGTAAATCAAGGTGGATTTAATGAAAAGAAAAAAGAAGGTCCGAAATCTGTAGGTACTGGTAGCGTTAAAAAAGCTAAATCATTCCCTAAGGGTGAAAATACAAACGGAAAGGCAAAAGTTGTAAAGAAGGCAGAAACAAAAGAGGCTGCAAGAACTTATGCATTTGGTTCGAAAAAAGGTAGAGGTCTTAGAAAAGGCGTTACACCAAACAGAGATTTTGTTTACACTGGAAAAGGTGTAAGAAAAGAATCTGTTGAATCAGAAGTTAATATGTTGAGAGAGAAGAACGAAGAATACAGAAAAGCGTTAAATGTTTTCAGAGAAAAACTTAATGAGGTTGCAATCTTCAATTCAAACTTAGCATACGCGACAAGATTATTTACAGAACATTCAACAACTAAGAAAGAAAAAATCAATATTCTTAGAAGATTCGATGATGTTGAAACTTTGAAAGAGTCAAAATCACTTTATAAATCAATTAAAGATGAGTTGTCAAAAACAGAGTCTAAAGCAATCACAGAATCAGTTGAAAAGAAAATTGTAAAAACTGTTTCGTCAGGCTCAGCACCTTCATTGATTGAATCAAAAACTTACGAAAATCCTCAATTTTTAAGGATGAAAGACCTTATGAGTAAATTGGGGTAAATTAATAAATAAAAAACAAAAAAAATAAAGAAAATGGGAGCATTATTAGAATCAGGTCTCGTTGGTAACATTGGTCTTAAGCACCTTAAAGTTATCAAAGAAGACACAATCAACAAATGGGACAAATTAGGATTCCTTGAGGGTCTTAAAGGTCACATGAGAGAAAACGTAGCTCAACTTTATGAAAACCAAGCTTCTCACTTAATCAACGAAGCAACTTCGACATCTGATACAGGTGCTTTTGAAACAGTTGTATTCCCGATTGTAAGAAGAGTTTTCTCTAAGTTGTTAGCTAACGACATCGTTTCAGTACAAGCTATGAACTTACCAATTGGTAAATTGTTCTACTTTGTACCTAACATTCAGAACTATGAAGTAGGTGGTGGCATGAATGCTAACACTGGTGTTCACTACGCACCTTATGGTTCACCAAACGCAGACCCTGCACAAACACCTAACAGCGGTTATAACTACAACAACGGTAGAGACCTTTATGACAGATTTTATGAGGGTCAAGAACCTCAGTTGGACCCACCAGGTTTGTTCGATTATTCTAAAGGTACATTCTCAGCGGTAACTGCTGATTGTGTAACTGCACAATGGGATAACACAACATTAAACTTGGTACCAGACGATTATGCTTTAGGTAACTATAGAAAGGTATTAATCATCATGTCAGGTTTTGCTAACAATGCAGCGGGTAAATTAATTGGACCAGACGGTAACCCAATTGATAACGAATCATTCTTAGCTGATTTAACAATCCGTGGTGTTTCAACAAACACAACAACTTCAGCTAATACTGCAAACAATTACTTATTCAGAGTTGTAACTCAAAGATATGGTAAGGGTATTGTACAGTATGGTAACAACAACCAAACATTGGCTTTCCCAACATCTAAAACAGGTGGTGGTCAGTACGATGATATTTGTGACGTTAATGGTAATATCTACTTAGAAGTTGACTTACAGGTTCCTGTATGTATCACTTGTGGTGGTTCTATGGACGGTTACACTGGTTCAACATTCTCTTCTAGCACTGCAATTAATAACGCATTCCAAGCTACGTATAGAATCTATAAGAACTTGGAATTCGAAGATAAAATCGGTGAAGTATCATTTGACCTTATGTCAGTAACAGTTTCTGTGACTGAGAGAAAATTAAGAGCTCAATGGTCACCTGAAATGGCTCAAGACGTTGCGGCATTCCACAACATCGACGCTGAGGCTGAATTAACAGCTTTATTGTCTGAGCAAGTTGCAGCTGAAATCGATAGAGAAATCTTGAGAGACCTTAGAAAAGGTGCG